CAACCACTTAATATACCATTAATCACCGGAATTCTAGTATTATCGTTAAGAATGACACTACCCGTATATGGTACTTCGGTCAATCTCCTAAGTATGATAGACAATATTAGTAACCTCTCTTCGTTCATAAAGCCATTACTGACCAAAAGTAACCCCACATATTGAATGGCCACACGAACCATACGTAAATTAACTTGATGATCAAAGCCACTTTGATCTAAAGGCATGTGCCAGCCTATCCCCGAATCACAATCTCTTAACACTTCACTATCTAACATGAATTTCTCGTGCGTCGTGATCCATAAGGTACTGTTTTGATTCCCTGCTAAGATCGCGTTAACAAAGGTATCAATGTAACTCATTAGTAGATAAGTCTCAACGTCAGTACCCAGTACATATCTAACCTTTCCTCTTTCCCTTTTCATAATGCTTTTGACTGATTGATACCTCGATGGATCTAACGATCTATCGATTAAAGGACTTAAATCACTGAATAATGCAAGAGTATTTTTTGTTTTAGCCAAAGGCACTAATACACCATCAACAAGCGCATCATTTGTGACACGGACCGAACTACTCCCCGACCGTGCCCAACGTCTTCCAAACACATAATTCCTGTAGTTTAATGATTCAATATCCTTTCTAGAATAACTAAACACCTCCTTTAAATCATCATTTACATAATCACTCTCGGTAATGAACCTATCACTATTAGAGCCAGTAGCAAATCGTAGCATACCCTCTAGGATACCCACGAGAAATTCTTCCTCACTGTAACTACCATCACTTAATATTAAACCATGTTGACGCTCTACACCGACCCAATCAACGATATCATCATAACCTGAACCAGATTTAAACGAGTATCCTATTATGAGTTCTAGGTTTACATATAATGCCCATTTATTGGATATAAACGTATTATATTTCTTACACATATCACCGAATTCCTTAACTAGAACCTTAAAATCATTGATACATTCACATCGAGACAATATTTTCTTAATGAACTTATCATTTTCAAAATCCATATACATTCCCAAAACAGTTAATCCCCGACCTAGCCTCGGACCATAGATACTCACTAATCTGTTGTCACTATCAATTTCACTTCTTAAACGACTTTCCTCATCGACCGTAAAATAGTCTAATTTAAAAGCCAAAAAATCCCTTCTAGTAAAATTCATCCGACTTTTTCTTCCCAAAGGTGCCGCAATAAGTGATTTATCCACACTACTCTTAAATTCCATTAGATACTTTTCCCATTGCACTAATCTTTTTACAACTGTGAAAGAATCACTAATATACAAACTATAAATTTCAATCGTTCGTAGATATGCAATCTGACGTGAAAAACTCTTCCCTTCATAGTTCACCAAATTACG